GTGTTCTTAAAGTTCTAACTTCATCTTTGTGCTTAAACAAAGTAGAATCATAGTGTTTTTTTAAATCGTCATAACGTTTCTTAAAAACACGATCTTCTGCATTTTCAGGGCGTTCAGTTGAAGGAGTAGCTTCGCCATCGGAGCTTGCAATTTCTTCAGATGTTTCTGTGTCCTTTTGAACGGTTGCTGTTTCTGCTTTCTCTTCATTAAACTTATTTAATTCACCTCTTGCGAATGCTTCAGTTTCTGCATCATCAACATCATCTCTTTGTTTTTGATACATTGCTTTGCCTTCAGGCTTTTTAAAAAGTTTAGTTTCTTGTTTAGCTTCTGTTTCTTTTGAAACTTCAGCTAAGTTTTTTTCTTCTTCCATTATTTTATCCTCATAGGTTGAGTGCCTTATGGATAAGGGTAGCTCACTTCCATAATTTGTGGGCTGAAATTATACTAGACCTTGATCTATTGCATCTGTATTAGTAGTGTCTGGCTCTTGAGCCATCATACCATTTGATGCTTGTACATTTTCAGGTGGCACATTATTATCATCTGATTGTGACTCAGATAATTCTGTAATGAATCCTTGTATGGATCCTTGCTCTGTATCACTAGGATACTTTTTTTTAGCAAAATTCTTTACGACTGATACTGGTAGTATAACGTTTTCTTCAGTAGATGTAAACTGTGATATAACGCCACTAGCTTCAGGTAATATTTTTGTTAATATACTTGAAAGGCTTGGTGATAGTACCATATCTAATTTTTCTTTTTCTTCGTTTGATAAACTATTTAATTTTTCTATAACAGCAGGATCTTTTACTTCTGGTTTTTTTACCATTGCTGCTGCTGGTGCTATTTTTTCTTTTGGTTGAACTGGTGCTTTCATTGCTGACATATTAGGTGCTTCAGGTATCTTAGCTGAGTTATTCATTAAACCTGTTGTTGTTACTTCACCTTTTGGTCCTATTGCCATTATGCTCTTCTCCAATGTGTTAAATTATATTTACTAATTTGTTTATCACTTACAAAGTTACCTAATACCCAACATACGGGTTCACCTATACTTGCATATATTCTTCCAAGTAAATTAAACTTACCTTCGTTTAATCTCCATGCAATATCATTTGCTCTGTGTTGTGCAATATGTTTCCATACTTTTCTATATCTAGGGTATTTTTGTATATGTTTTACAGTTGGCTCTGCCCAAAGTAAATATCCTTTAACATGTGTTTTAGTTAATTTTTTAAATGTAAATTTTGTATCTCTTATCCAATCTATAGTAGATAATTCTCCTGTTCTATGTAGATCTGTGCATATAACTCTTCCACCACCTTGTCCTGTATCACCACCACCTTGGCTTGTATCTCTACCAAATCCTGATTTCCCAAAACCTGTAACATTAGTTTTAGTATTTCCACTTTCTGCATCTTTTTTATCTGCTCTATCTTGATCATACTTATTAACTTGATCTTGAAATTCTTTTGTTTTTTTATCAAAGTTTTCTTTTTTTACACCTGATAATTTTTCAGAAGTTTTACTTCTTTTATTAATTCTATTTAATGCACCACTTCTAACATTCCCAAATGCAGATACAGCATTCATTCCAGCAAATACATTATTAGCAGGATTACCAGATATTCTGCCACCTTGTGATACATCATCTGTATTAAAATATTGTTTATTAAATTTATCTTGAGGACTTTCTTGCAATCTACCTGCTACCATTTTACCTAAACTCATAACTGGGCTAAGACTTTTAGTCATAAAACCTAATACTGTTCCAGCTACTTGAATTGCTTTATTATTTTTAACAGAATCTATTACATTTCCTACAGTATCTTGTACTGCTGATGTAGCTCTAGAAGTTAAACTAGGTGGCTTACTATATTGAACACCAGTTTGACCACGTAAAATTCCATCTTGATATTGTGGTTGTATTGAATCTGTAGCACCAATACTTTCTTGTGGTGCTGCTTGATCTGCTTTAGTTTGTCCAGCTGCTATAGATTTAGTTTGCTGTGATGCAATATTAGTCATAGGATCACCAGCACTTCTAACTGAAGCTTCATTTACTTTAGCTTCTTTAACTGTTGGAACATTTAATGAAGAAGAATCTTTACCATCACCACCTTGATTATATACATTAGTTGGTGTAAATACTTCTGTAGTCTGTGTTTTAATAGTATCTTCTGTAGCTTTCTTAGTTGTATCAGCAACATTTGTATTACTATCTTTTAAGTCAGGTAAATTTAATTTACTTATTTGGTTAAATCCTACTGATTTTAATTTGTAATTACCACTAGAGTCTTGCTCTAATTCGTAAGTACCACCTCCAACTCTTGATGTATCAAATGTTTGTGTCATATTATTCTTTTTCTTCTTTGTTGTGTCTAATTGTTTCCTTTAGGCTGAGTATCTTGCGTAGTAAAACCAGCTTCCCCTGGCATCGGTACATTACCTGTTCCGATGTTGCCACCTCCATTTCCTGTTGGATCTGTTGGCGAAGCTCCAGGAGGTACTCCTCCCATATTGCCCATTGGACTTGGTTGTCCACTATTGCCTGTATTCGTTTGATTTCCATTTGCCATCCCCATTATTTGTGCATATATAGCTGCTTTCTCTGGATCATTAATTAATTGATCTGGATCAATGTCTAATGATTTAGCAACTTCTTTTAAACATGTATGCCATTTAACAAACGGTGCTAACGATGGGTTAGATGCTGTTTGCATAAATGTCATTAGTCTTTGTGATCTTACTTCTTTTTGCATCAAAGAAGATGTTCCTTGTGCTTTAATATCTAGATCACCTTGTATCTCAGGTCTTTCATTATTGAATTGCATGTTCCAATGAAACAATGAATTACCTAGGGGCTTTAATAAATAGTCATCAATATTTTTAATAACTGTTTTAATACTTAATGCTGCAGCTCCCATCAACATAGACATACCTGCTGCCGTTCTTGTAGTTGATTGTACTCCAGTTGTACCATGTGAGTAAGATGGTATTCCAGTTGACTCATCTGCTAGTTGTCTGAATCTATCAAACATCATTAAATTTTCATTAGCTGTATTTGGAAACTTAACACCGTGTATAGCCTGTCCTGGCTGTCCACTTTGTCTTCTAAATATTTTACCAGGAAATACTTTCATATCTTGACCTGGTACTAACATTGTTTCATCAACATCAAATACTAAGTTACCTGCTAATGCTAAGTTATCAATTGCCATTCTTGCATGACCATTCATAACTTGTTGTGAATCTTGCATATTCTCTGGTATACCTACACCAAAAAATTGATATGGATTTAATTCATATGGACAAACCATATAAGGTAATCGTTTTGGTGAGAATGGATTTTCTACCACTCTTAAAACTTTACCACCACATATCCAAACGTTAACTGATATAACATCTAATTCATCATCATATTCAAAATCTAATTGATCTGCTAACTGTTTGTTAATTGTACCCCAATATTCTAATACTTCAAATCTATTTTTATATAATGTTGAAGTGTTTTCTCTATCATATAAAGAAGATTCATATCCTCTTGTTTGATAATTAGGTCCCATTTCTAAACACTCTCTAATTTTTTCACCATTAAATAATGGTTTTTTTGCAAGTTCTGCAAATTGTTCAGTGTTAAACGAATGTCTTTGAATTACATATTCAGCATCATTCATACTTGTTGCATTAGGATCTGGGTAAAAATCCCAACATGATACTGCTTCAATACCTGGTACGTCTTTACCAATCTCCATCATTGCTGATGTTCCAGTTTCCTCATCTCTAGAAAACTTGTATTGTGTTTTTACATTTGTAAATGGACCTTTTAAAATTCCTGTTCCAAGTAAAGCCATTTCAAAAAATACATGTCTCATAACTGATATAGCATCAGTTTCTTCTAACTGATCATGTATTACTTTTTGCATTTTAGCTGCTGCCATTGCAGCTGGCTCTATCTGTGGTTGAGTCTTTAGATCAGGAGCATCTCCTTCTTCAAAACCTAAGTTCTCATACTGTTGTGCTAGATCTTTCATTAAAGATTCTGCTGTAGCACCAGCGGGTATTCCACCACCATCACCTGGAAAACCATATGGGCTTTCTGCTTTTGGTTGTTGTGGATCTTCTTGTTGTTTCTTTGGATTTAGATAAGCATATTCTGCTACACCTTCAGGCATTGATGTAGGTGTTACACCAATTGGAAACTTACCTGCTGAAAATAGTACTTCAATTATCTGACCAAATGCAGCAAGAACTTTAGTCTTTGTTACTTTAACAAATACTTTTGATTTCTCACTATCACGAAAAGTTTGCTCTGGACCATATAGCCCTCTGTAGTTTCTGTAAGCAGATAACCATCTCTTCTCATCTTGAAGTCTTGCTGTTTCTGCTTGACTAAACTTTTCTCTTACGTATCCTACAAACGGATCGTAATTATCCTTTTCGTTATTATCCATCTAGTCCTTTTTAAATTGTCCTGTTGGTTCTAACTTCTTTTTATCTTTAACTGCTTTTTTTAAATTAGTTAGTTCTGCTTCTGTTAAAGTAGGATTCATACTTAACTCTTTAGCAGTTTCTAAATTAACTGCTGAGTATCCTCTCATATTAGAAGCATTAATATCCATTTCAGATATATCAGCTTTATAATTTTTAGTTAAAGATTCTTTATCAGCTTTATACTTATCAAACATAGTATACTTAGGATGTTCATTAGTATACTTCTTATCAGTAAGTGCCATGACTAGTAGTCTCTTTCTTCAGCCATTCTAAAGATAGATGGGTCAACTTTTGATTTAGCACCTGGCTTATCATTGCTGTCTCCAGCAGTTGCACCTTTAGTAACTTTTGAATTAGGGTCTATTGCTAATTTTTCATTTTTAGCTTTAGCCACATCTGCAGAAAGTTCACCCTGTTTGTATCTTGTATTTATGTCCATGTTAGTCTCCTTAATATTTTTGTGTATTTGTGTATCCGTAAAATTTAGAATTCTTAGTTTTAAGTTTTTTAGATTTTTTATTTTTTTTATTTATTTTTTTATCATATCTAGGATCTTTATGTTTAGCAATTTTATTTGCGTCAGTCATTAATAATCCTTCTCATCAGCCAACTTATCAAAGTTAGCATCTAATTGGCTTCTGAATTTTTTAAGTTCATGATATCCAAATTTACCATCTCCAGTATTAGCCAACACATCTTCTTTACTAGGAGATATTAATAAATCTCCAGGT